TCGTTGTCCAAACCCAGAAAGACTCCGACCCCCGCCTCCGGGCTTGTGGCATCGCCGATCAGGATCTGCCGGGTATCCGCGTTGATCTCGATGTTGCCCACCTGGATCTTGCCGGCGGTGATCGTTCCCATGTTGACGCTAATGGCCGACAGCGTGGCGATGGTCATGTCCGTTGCGAGAATAGTCCCCGCCAGAATCTCAGCAGTCGTGATAGTACCGGCATGGATCTCGTCGGCCGTGATCGTGCCCGCCTGAATCTGCCCGGCGGTAATAGTGTTTGCGGCGATTTCGTTTGCCGTAACGGCTTCAGCCGCGATGTTCGCCGTACCGACGAAGGCATTACTCTCACCCCCTCCGAACGCAAGGAAGGTCGCGTCCTTACCGGCGACGTTGTTTTGTGCGACGGCGACCAGGATCTTCCCGCTACCGACCGCCGTGGAGGCTTCGGTGGTTGTCTGAAGGGCGTCCGCCTCACCTTCGTTCTTGTCGAAGTAGATATACGTTCGGGCCTCCATGTTACCCGTGTTGCCCGCGTCAATCGTGTAGGTCGTACCGTTCAGCAGCTTGATCGTTTTCGTTCCGGACCACGCGACGGTGTCGCTATCGGTTGCGGAGAAGACGATGTCCGTGGTCCAGCCCTGGATCGCAATTTCCGAGCCGGTGGCAACGTTGGTAATGACGGGTGCCGTGATCGCCGCCCCGTTGATCGTCAGAACCGAGCCGTCCCAATGGATGTAGTCGTTCTCAGGATCGCCGCAGCGAAACTCAAAGTCGGCCCCGTCTTTGCCGAGAAACACGCCTATCCCGGTCATTGGTGCGGTGGCGGCCCCGAACAGGATCCGCTCGGTCGCGGCGTTGATCGAAATGTTCCCGGAGACGATGCTCCCCGCAGTGATGCTCCCCATGTCGGCCGCGATAGCCGACAACTGCGAAACGGTCATGTGGCCCGCTTCGATCGTGCTTGCAGCAATCTCCGCGCCGGTGATCGTCTCGGCGTGAATCTCGTCCGCCGTGATCGTGCCCAGCGCGATAGCGCCGGCAACGATGGTCCGTGCCACAATCAAGTCGGTCGTGATCGTACTGGCCTGGATCAGCCCGGCGTGAATGATCTGGTTGGCGAACGCGACGTTGATCCAGTTGGTGCTCTTCTTATGGCAGAGCAGCCAGATGTCCGCCACGCCCGCGAACTTGCCAATGGGCGGCTTGCTGTTACTGCTTGACAACACCGCCGGCGGGCCGGCTGCTTTGAAATCGTAATAGATGTAGGCGTCGGTCGTGCTGTCAGCGGAAATCGCCGTTTCCGTACCGCCGTAGTGCAGCTTCCCCGCCGTCCAAGAGACCGTTTCTCCCGAGACGGTGAAAACGATTGACTCCATCACCGGATAGCTCAGTGAGTAGTTATCCAGCTCGGTCGTGATGCCGGGGATCTGCACGTCGTTTACGTCGCGGAGGTCGCCGTAGATCAGCCGGTTGATTCGGTCCAGCTCCTTGTACAAGGCGCGAATCACCTGCTCGGCCTCGGCCAGCGAGCCGATCTTCTGCGGCAGCATGAACGCCAGGCTTTTCGATGCCTGCATACTCATTCGTCGAACCCGTCCGGGCTGAAGTCAAACACCGCGCCGAGAAACGCGAACGGATTGGAACCGGAGATTTTCAGGAGCGTATGCCGGGCCCGGAAGTCGCAGGGCAGGTCAACCCGGCAGACGTCCGAGCCGGCCTCGACGAGCGAAGCGCTGCCGAGCGATGTCCACGCCGTCGCGTTGTCTTCCTTGACCGACACGGCCAGCGTTCCGGACGCCTCGGCCGACGCGAACAGCCGAATGTTCAAGACCCGCTTGAACTCGACCGGATTGTTCGCCTCGGTCATGTCCGTCGCCAGGACGAAATAGCCGGCGAACGCGCTGCCGTCGTCGGTCGCCGCGTTGTGCAGTCCGTGGACCGCCCCGGCGGTATCGCCGCCGATGTCGATATAGAAGCCGACAAGAGCCTCCACGCTGTCGATCCCGTCCCAGTCCCAATCGTCGATCGTGTCGAACGGAACGGTGTCGATCGTGTAGTTTGTCTGATTCTTCCAGATCCCGAACGCCGTCACGCCGTAGCCGATGGTCCCCCACTTGCCCTCCCGGCTCAGTGTGATGATCTTGTTGTTCGCCGTGGCGTCGGCCCCGGAGGCGATAGACCACCAAAGTTCGTCGTATTCCTCGATTCGCGTTCCACAGGCGGTAGCCAGTTCGCCGTCGGGCATGGCCTTCAGCGTCTCGTCGATGGGCTCGGAAACCCGTTCGCCCTGGAGGTTGCGGATCGTCTTGTCGAACGCCAGGAAATACAGCTCCCCGCTGGACGCGGTAACGATGCTCGCCGGAGACTCACACCCGATCTTCGACGAGATCACGCTGTTGGCGAAGATCAGGTCTCCGCCGGTCAGCCAGAGCCGGTGGATCGAATGACGTTTGAACAGTATCAGAAAATCCTGGTAGGTCGCCGCGGCGGTCAGCGCCTCGGCGTCCCCGATGTCCGCCGCCCCGGCGTCTCCGCTGTCCCACGTCTCGTAATCGCCCAGGGCGCACCACCGGATGCGCCGCGGGTATCGCGTGCTGTTCTCCGTCGTGTCGCCGAGGAAGACGTAGTTCTCGAACACGACCACCCAGGCCGCTGCGGTCAGGTAGTAATCCGGACTCGCGGAGTACCTGATGCCATTGGTGCCTTGCTCTTCCGGGTCCAGAATCTCAAACTCGTCCGCGTCGCTCCCCACAAGGACCTTATTCACCCCGTTTGTGGCGATCATCTTGTCGGCGAACGTCACGACCGACCAGTAGGTCGCCGTCACCGCCGGCGTGCACCAGGCAGCCCACGCGCCCGCTATTTCGTCTGCCTTCGGAACCCACTTGTAAATCTCGGTGGCACAGAAGGCAAACAGGTAGCCACTGCCGGTCGCCTTCAGGAACCAGTGGAAGTGAAGGGCCGGCTGTGGAAGGTCAACGGGGAGATTGTCGCCCAGCCCTTGCCGCAAGACCGGGCTTCGCATCCGCGTCCGGCGGATTTCGCCTTCGACGATCCGGACGTTCTCGGACTCCGCCGTGTACGCCTCCGGCAGAAGCAGAACCGGGAAGTCCTGCTTGAGCCCCATCGTCGGACTGAAGATGCCGAATTGCTGCATAGGTTCACCTAGAGACGATAACCAAGAGCGACCCAACCATAGTTCGCGGCGACCTCATTCATGGTTGAATTACTGCCGACTGTAATCGTACCGTCGCTTTCAACGGAAACCTGATTGGCGCCGGTGTAGTTCGTCCCTTCGCCGTTCTTGACCGTCCAGGTGGAATTGTTCCGACGGACGATTTCCAGGTTTGCCGTGCCATCAGCCACTCGCGTCAAAACAGCCCACAAGATGTCAAGCCCCGTCTCGATGTCCTGCGATGTTCCGTTTCCTGAGTAATCACCCCTGGCGAGTATCGGGGATTCGATGCTCTCCGCATTGGAATCCCCCTCAGTAGGCAGCGCCGCCGTCTTGATCCGCACCTTCGCCGTCGCGTCGTATTCCAGCGTGTCGTCGTCGAGCTGCACGGCAAGGACGTTGCTGCCGTTCTCGTAGATCGTCGTACCATCAACCAACGGCGTCAGTTCACCGATAACGATGTTCAGGGCGCCATCGACGGTGAGCTGTTTCTCAGAAGAACCGTTGCAGATGAAGTGCAGCTCGACCAGTTCGGGGTCGCCGGCGGCCTTTGTGTAGGCATATGCCTTTCCACTGTCCGGCGTCGGCGTGGCGATCGCGCTGTAGAACGTCACCTGCTTGTGCTGGCCGGCGCCCTCCGTCTCGGTCCTCCAGAGAGTTCCGTCCAGGGCCAGGTAGTGATCGACGTCGAGCCGTTCCTGGACGCCGGCCTTCAGTTCCCGAATGTAGTCGTCAATGGTGCTCGGCGCTTCGCTGCCGGCGGGTGTCGTGTTGTCAACTTCCTGGTCTGTCATAGTTGCACCTACGCGATGTCGTTGTACTTGCCCACCGACGCCTTCAGGTCGGCCGTTCCAAGCATGCGCATGAGTTCATCCTGCAGCACTAGCTGCGCCGTCAGCAGAGCCTTCTTGTCCTGTTCCAGACGTATCCCCGCGATTTCCTGGTATGCCGCCATGTTGATCGCGTTGGTCTTCGGATCGACCCAGAGGCCCTTGCCACGGAGGTACATGAGCATCGTCATGGCGTACACGGCTTCGGAGAACTCGTCGGCGAACAGAACCGCAGCTTGATCCGGGTGCGTCTGCCAATGACCTATCTTCGCTGTGTAGGTCTTCGCGCTGTCGGGGACGGGGTGCCAGTAGAACTTCCGACCGCGAAGCGCGAAGCGCTCGGGTTCGCCTTGGTCGCTGATGCCTTCGCCCGCGCGCATCTGGCGGAACTCGTCGTAGCTGATTTCTTCCAGGGGCTCGCCGTCGTCCGTACCGTCGTTTATGTACACCAGGTCGAGCTTGCGGTAGTCGGTCGGTGTGGTATCGCTCTCCTGGCCGGCGGTGAGTGCCTGAGTCTCTGTCGTGTGCAAGTCGGGCCAGTCGGCCAGCCGGCTGAGGTTGCGCAGCGCCCCGGTGATCGCGTCGGCGATGCTGACAGTGGTTTCCGTCCGCTTCAGCCGGGCATTGAGAACCGAAACGATCTTGCTCTTCGTAATAGCCATGTTCGGCTCCGGTAAAAGGGCCCCGGGGGCGAACCCGAAACGATCAGGCCCGCCCCCAGAAAGCCCGGTCGGTTACGGTGCGGTCGTAACGGGCGGTGCAGCCACGCCCGCCGTGCCGAGGATGATCCATCCGACGCTGTCATCCACAAACATGAGTGTGGCAACATCGCCGACGTCCTCGAACACAATCGTCCCGAATCCACTCATGGTTGTCGGCGTAAGCGTGCCGGCGCCGTTGCCGTCGCTTACAAGGCAGATGCTAAGAATCTGCCCCGGATTGCCGTCCGCCAGACTCAACGCTTCCGCATCGGCGCCGGTCGTCTTTGAGATGTGGGAATGCGTTGTCACCATCACCAAGTCATCTGCGACTATGGCGACGTTGCCGCCCGGCGAGTACGCAAAGTTCCCGGTGTCGTCGGAGATCGTCATGGTGTTGTCGGCAGTCGGGTTTTCGATGGTAATGGTCAGCTCGTTTGCTGAAGCTGTGCCTTCAAGCACAAACGGCGACAGCCCGGCAATCGTTCCGGTGATCGTGATTACGTCCGTATCGACCGTGTCGCCAAGCGTCACAGCTCCGTCAAACGCCACCGCACTATCGAACACGGCCGCTCCGGTGATCTGCAGGTTGTTGTTGCCGTCGGCGTCCCACTGGATCTGCGCATCGCCGCTGGCGGTATCTCCGAACAGAAGAATGTCGTCGTCTTTCAACCAGACATCACCGCCGTCGAACTGCAACAGGTCCGCATCCGCATCCCAGAGCGCTGTCGTGCTGGCGGTCGTGCCGAACAGGGCCAAGTCGATTCCGGCCTGGTCCGATCCGAGGTTGACGCTGTAAAGCTCGTCAACGCCGGCCGGGGTGAACAGCAGGGTCTTCGCCACGGCACAGTCGATCACGAAGTCGGAGCCGGTTCCGAAGATCAAGTCGGAGTCGTCGTCCAGGAGGATGTCCGCGGCCGTCAACTCCAACCGATCATCGCTGTAGTCCCACAACATGCTGTTCAGAGTCGTGTCGCCGTAGAGCTGAAAATCCACGCCGGTAGCATCGACGCCAAGCGTCATGGTCCCGGTCCAGGCCGACGCCACGCCGTTTACGGTCCCGGTGTACGTTGTGGTGCCCGTCAACAGGTTCGTCGCCAGCGGCAACATGAACTTGTGGTCCGTCACGGTCAGCGACACCATCTTCACGGCGTTGCCGTTCGCGTCATGCGCAACCTTAAGGTCCACGCTGGCCTCATCCGTCCAGAACGCGATCACGCCAGTCTCGAAAGACGTGTGCGCCGTCGCTGCATCGGTCACCCCGCCGGGATCGGTGTAGACCGTCTCGGACGATCCGCCCGCGGCATAGACCGTCGCCGTCAAGGCGTCGGTGATCGTCTCGCCGAACTGATTCGTCACAGTGAAGTAGTAGTACCTTCTACCCGTTCCGGCGGCGAACGCCGGAACCACTACGGCCGCCGTAGCGGCCAGGGCCAAAAGCCCGATCAGAAAACGTTTCATCGTTCGATCTCCTTCTGCGCGCCTGTCAACGGGCACGCGGGGTTAAGACGTCTGTTACAGTTGCAGAACTCAGTCCGCGACGATCGCGGTGTCCACCACGATTACGCTGTAGTCCTCGGTGCCAAACTCCGGCTTCGCGACGACCAACATGCAGTCGATGCCGACGCCCCACTTGCGGCCGTAGTCGAACTGCTTCGCCAGAGGGCGCGGCAGTGCGCCGTATGCCTGGACGGCCGCCTGTGCGCCGCAGAACAGGGCGCGGGCTGCGGTAATGCCATTGGGGAGGATGTCGCTGCTATCGAAATACTCCGTTGGTCCCGACTGCGCCACAGCACCCGTCCGGCACTCGAGCCGCTCCCATTCGTGCAGAACCACGCCGTCCCACTCGCCGAGCGCGCCGGTGAAGATGGGGTTCTTGGCGCCGCGGACGTTCGCGCTCTTCTGGATGTCCGGCCATTCGGTCGTCGCCTTGAGGGCTTTGACCTGGTAGGGATGCAGGAACATCGCGTAAATGTCCCGACCGTTCACGTGGATCGGCCGAACCTTCGGCGTCGCCAACTGCGCTTTTCTCTTGACGGCCTCGATGACCTTGGCGCCGAACAGGTGGTTGGTCGCCGACGTGATCTCGGAATCCAGATTGTTCGCGGTGTGGTAGAGGACGCCGGCCTTGTCCTGCCCGCCCGTCCACTTCCGATTCGTGGACGGCGCGTTCGCCGCCACGTTGCCGTCGTCGCTGGCGATACCGCTCATGGCGCAGAGCGTGTACAGGTCGATCTTGCGGCCCTGCCACTCCACCAGGGCAATCCGCCCCTGGTTGCGGACATCGAAGACGACGCGTTTGTCCGAGAGTCGGCCCTTGCCGCGAACTGCATGGGCGATCTGGAACAGTTCAATCGAGAAGTCCAGAAACGCCATGGCCTCCTCGTTGCCTTCCAGGTCATCGTCGCCCGTTACGCCGGCAGACGCCAGCGGCACGCGGATGGGAAACGTGATCTTGTCGCCCGGGCCTTTCGCCAGTTCCATGCGGACCTGGACCAGGGCGTTGTCGCTGGTGGATATGATGATCCCCGGCCCGCCGATGTTTCGCGGCCCCTCATAAGGACCGATGAACTTCCCGAAGTACGTATTACTCAATGCGTACTTCCACATTGCCGCCGACTGCTTAACCTCTCGCAGTGGGTGGGCGGTTGAAAACTCTGTTGGAGGCATAGCGTGTTTTCCTTCCCGGCCCATTCAGCGGCGCATGGAGCGGCGCTGGGGCCTGTTATTGCTGGTTCGTGCCGAAATCAATCGCGTCCTCAAACATCGCGCCGAGCGTGCTCTCGTCGGCGTTCAAGAGGGCAAGCAACTCGGACGCTTCCTGCTGCTCGCCCTTGGTCAAGCCGCCGGTGCTGCCGGGGACACGACCACGGTTCAAGTCCTTGATGAACTTCTCGCGTTCCTGCACTTGCAACCGCTGGCGTAGAGATGGAACTATCGCAACGGCGGTGTCGTACATTTCCTGAGCGGGGTCAGCGCCTTGCAGACAGGCCGCGAACACGTGCGGTTTGTTCTGCCTCAGCCACGTCGCGCCTTCGCGGATCACGGTCTCAGCGTCCAGGCCCTTGGGACTCTTTTCGGGCGAATACCGGGTGCGTAGGCGCGCTTCGGAATCCACGACGACCTGCTGGCGATGAGCCTGCTGAGCCTTGCCGCTGTCCCGCTCCCGTGTCCGGCGCTCCGTATCCATCGTCTTTTGGACGAAGTTCCGGGCCTGGCCGACGGTCAGGAGCTCGTCGTCGCCGACCTCGGCAAGGGGATCCTCGTCGGCCCCGCCGCTCTTGCCGGCGGCGAGTTCCTCGCTGAGCGCCTGGTTGGCCGCCTGGGTCTGGCGCAGATTCTCCCTCGCTTCCATCAACTCGCTGCGGATGCCCTGGAATGCGGCGGTCTGCTCGACAAAACTGTGCGGGGCCGCCGTGGGTTCGGCCTTGGTCCAGTCGATCTCAGCGACCTTGCCCGCGTCGTCGGCGCCAGGGCCGGCAGGCAGATTGACCTGCGTCTCCTGATCTTCCGGACCTTCGGTGTCGATCTCTTGCTCTGCCATTGCTACAGCTCCTCATGCCGTGGATTCGGGCCGCGGCGTCCCGATGGCTGCCTCGTTCCCCGGGCAGTAGGGTTACTCGCCTGTCACCCCGGCGAGTCGGGCAACGCCCACGCGGGCGAAATAGAAAAGCCCCGCCAGTCCGCGTAATGCGGACCGACAGGGCTTCGGTGTTTCCGATCGTCCCTGAAAGGGCGGTTATTGGGTTGTCACAACGTTACTTCACGCCGGCCGCATCGACCGGCAGCTTCACCGATTCGTCGATGTTCGCATTCACCACCCGGCCGGCCTGCATATTGAACCGCACCGAGCCGTAGTGTTCGGGCAGTGCCTTCTCAACCGCCACTGCCGCCAGAATCAGACACCTGTTGCGGTGTTCGATGTACTCTTGCTGCTTCACGCCACCGCCCCCTGCGCTGCACCTTTTGCCTGCGTCTGCGAAAGCGCTCGCAGCTCCTCAAGGATCTGTTCCTTATTCGGCAGGTCCGACAACTCGATCAGGAATCGCGCGGGGATCGGCAGTCCCGCCTTCACCGCCTCAAGCATCTGCTCAAACTGTGCAATCCGGACGGTCGGCGCGGCCTTGCCGGCGGCGACCCGCACGCCATAACGGCCCTGGTCCCAGTTCCGGAGCGGCGAGAGGTCCACCACGACTTCGCCCGTCGCCTCGTCGGTCCTGAGAAAGTCCTTCAAGCTGGACTCCTGAGCCACGGCCGTGATCTCCTGCTCGGAATACACGTCCGATGTCCGGATGATCTCCCAAAGGAACTCACCCACCCCGGCTTGGGTCCGGTCGAAGTTGTCGAAGACGATCTCCGAGACCATCAAGCCGGCGGTCTGCCGGACGATCCGCGCCTTGCCGGACTCGCTGGCGTGGGGATTCGTCCCCGTCAGATCCGGATTGACGCCGCTGATCTCCTTGATGTCGTCGCCGGCCTTCTCTGCCAGCAGGAAGTGGGCTTGGTCCAGTTTGTTGGGCTCGATCTTGTCAAGCTTGCCACCGTAATCGCTCTCATCGAGCGTCACCCCGGGCGTGCTGCCATACTGTTCGAGCTTCCGCATCGCCTCGTCATTACCCTTCTTTGCCACCTTCCAACCACTGTTGGCCGTCTGGTTGGCGTTGTGGAGGACTTGCGACCGGCGCTTGTTCAACTCCCTCTGCGCGCCCTTGAGGTTCTCCACCACGCCAAAGACAAAGCCGTCCACCCAGTAAGGGCAGTAGCGGAAGAAGGGAAACCTCACGATGCCTTCCAGCGGGTCTTCCTTCTGCTCCAACACCGTGTCGCCAACAACAACAACCTGATGCAACACGGGACTTATCCGCTCGACCAGGCGGAACTCCTGCCTCAATTCCGGTTGCCTGATGATGGCCGCCTTGACGGTGGGGACGTCCCGTTTCTTCAACCGGCGGAGATTCATGGTTGGCAAGTGCACCAGGGACAGCACTCGCTCGTAGCGCTTGTACCAACACTCTCGGACGCGGTACTGTCTGCCGTGGCGGTCCTCGTCCGTCTCGCCGCCGCCTTCGATACCGGCCGTTTCCTCATAGTCCAGCCTGTCGTCCTCAACCTGCCGGCCCTCTCCGGCCCAGTCGCTCGCCTCGGTCGCGGCCGGCAGGTCCGCCGCCTTCTTGGGATACTGCAACTCCAACTCGCGGCGGTCCATCCAGTAGACCTTAAAGACGAAACTCCCGCGGTTCAGGTCGTAGGCCAGATTGGCCTGATCTTCCAGCATGGAGAAGGGCGAGACTTTCCGCACTTCCAGTTCCCCGGTGTCGGGATCCTCTGTGTAGACGACTTCCGTCTCGATCCAGCCCTTCCCGCAAATCAGGCCGTCGGCGAAGGCGTCGCTGAGCTGGTACTGCCCCAAACAACCGTCCATCGTGTGCTTGATAAGCTCCGTGCCCAAGGCGGCGACCGGTGCGGTTCCGCCTTTGCGGGCATAGAGCGTGATGTCGCTGCGGCTCTGTCGCTGATGGCCGCAGAGCAGATTGATTGTCGGCAGTATGCGATTGATCGTCAGCGCCGGCCGGCCTGCCTTCTCCAACGCGGCAACGATGTCCGGGTCCCACTGGCGAATCCCGGTGTAGAACTGGTAGGATTCCAGCGCCTGCTTGCGCCACTCTCCGTCTGCGACAGCCGCGCCTTGATACCAGTCCTTCAGCATGTCGATAGTGTCTGTTTCAGTCTTTGCTTGAGCCATGCTGAGCTTTCGCCTTGCGTTTCTTCACGTGGCCGCGGTGGCTCACGCCGTTCAACGCGCAGTAGTGCACGTATTCATCCGGTCCGAGCCCATGCGTCTTGTCCGGACCGACGACGGTGCGGATCTCTCCGCCTTCCGTCACGCACTCGTCAAACTCCTTGGGCATTCGGATCGTCCACCAGCACCTTGCACGGAGTCGGGCGGCCGTTGACGTAGTGAATCATCATCGCCAGCCGCTTGCCCGGGGGAACCGTGGGCGTCGGAGCGTGCGGTTCAGTCGCGGCCAGGCCCTCCGGCGCCGCCGCCGCCTCTGCCCGCTCAAGCTGATCAAACGCTTCTTCCCTGGTCTTGGGTTCCCGCGTCAGGGGTTCCGGCTCGGGTATTGGGGCTTCCGGCATCGC